AATGAAAAAATTATTGAAAATTTTGTGGAATCAAAAGAACAAAAAAAAACTCATTTGAAAATTGATGAACTACATGATTGTGAAGATTTCTTACTTCATATTAAGAATTGTAGAAAATGTTATAATAAAATGAGACACTTATTTAAACCACAATTAGTTGATAAAATTCAGATAATTATTGATGAAAATAGGGATACTATTGTATTAATTTTAATTGGGATTTCTATTTTATTATTTTTTAATTTAATTAATAATATAACAAAATAAACACTTTTATAATATACTAAACCATTTTATTAATAAAATATTTGGAAGAAAAAACTCTGTTTCAAAACCATCTTTCTTTAATTTTAATAAAATATATTCTTGACATTCATCTAATGAATATAAGGGTAATCCTACTAAAAATTCGGGTATTTGATACCAAGTATAATAATTATTACCTGTACTTGCTAATACTATTTTTTTTTCAATTAAACAATATATTTTATTAAATGTATTCTTCTTCCGTTCTTCTCTTTCTTTTTGTTGTTTTATTAAATCTGTTGCTTTAACCATTATATATAAATATATATTTTTTATTTAAAGATTATTAAGTTTATTATTTAAATGGATAAACCAAACTTTGATACTATTTGTTTAAGTGGTGGAGGAATGAAAGGCTTCTCGTTTTTTGGAGCAATTGATTATCTTGAATCTAACTCATATATTAATACTTTATTAATTAATAATTGGGTTGGCACTTCTATTGGCTCTATGATCGCTTTCTTATATACATTAGGATATACTACTGATGATATGCGAGATTTCATTTTAGAATTTAATTTTAATAAATTACAATCTGATATTGATGTTAATAATTTATTAGAATCACATGGTATTGATAATGGATCTAAATTATTATTAATTCTCGCTGGATTTTTAAAACAAAAATATAATTTAGATGATATCACATTTGAAGAACATTATAAATTAACTAATAAAAAATTAACTATAATTGGTACTAATTTTTCTAAAGGACTAGAAGTACCATTTAATTATAAACTAACTCCGTCTATGTCTGTTTTAATGGCTCTTAGAATTTCTACTGCTGTACCCATTATTTTTACTCCAGTTTTATATAACTCTGATTATTATATTGATGGAGCTTTAAGTAATAATTTTCCTATTAAATATTGTAATCCAGAATCAACACTTGGAATTTATGTTAAAAATAGTTGTTGTAATAAATTAACTAATTTTTTTACTTTAATAGGAGGATGTGTTGCTATTATTACTGATACTATTTCACAAAAAGACTATTTTAATAAATATAATTATATTGTTGAAATTAATAATGTTGCACAAGATTTAATTAATTTTAATTTAGATAGAGATAACAAAATTAAAATTATTAATTTAGGACACATTTATGCTAAAAAATTTTTAGAAAATATTAATAACTATAAATCACATTCTTATTATACTAATCAATCAACACAAACAGATGAACCTATTAAAATAGGTATTCATCAAGAAATACAAACTGATGATATTATACCAAATCAAGAAAATAAATAACTTACCATTCATCAAATTTCTTTTTTGAATAGTCTACTGGGGTCCTTTTTTTATAATAATCTGTTTGATCTTTATATTCTTTTATTTTATTAAATTTATCTAATACTGATTCATTTATATTATTTGGTTGCAATATAAAAGCTCTATCTAAACTTGAATATTTTGAACTCTGTATTGAATCTTCTATATATAACTTATCTATATCTTGTAAACTTGTATATTGTTCACCTATTATATAAGTTGACAATTCTTGAGGAACACCTTTATATTCTACTATTTGTTCATAAAATTTTCCACCTTCTAATTTATTAACAGTAAACTTTTTATTAAACTCTTCTACTGTTTTAAAATCTTCCTTATCTACTTGCGTTTCAATTGAGTCTCTTTTCTCTTTTATTTTATTAAACTTATCTAATACTGATTCACTTGTATTATCCTCATTATATCCATGCTTTTTATTAAATACATTCTTTAACTCTTGAAAAGTTTCGGCTGTGTCATTTATATATTCATCGTATTTAGTCCTATATTCTTTATCTAATAAAATTTGATTTGCTAAAATAATATGATTATATATTTCTTCTTCTAATTCTGAGTTTTTATCGGGATGAAAATTTTTAATTATTCTTAAAAAGTTCTTTTTTATTTTTACAGGATCGGCGTCAGGTTTAACGTTTAGAATTTCATATAAATTATATTTTATATTATTAAAATCTATTTGAACTTTTGACATTAAAAAGATATATTATATTAATATAAATTTTGTTTAAATAATTTTCTTATAACTTTATAATATGATTAAAATAAGTGAAAAGATTGAAGCTAGTATTATGTTAGCTTCATACTTTGATACGTTAGGATTTAAAAATGGAGCTTGGGAATTTAATTATAATCTTGAAATTAAAAATTTAACAACATTTATTATTATGTGGTCGAATTTATTACATAATTATTTTATTTTAGGAGGACCTACTCATATTAATATTAAAGATTGGAATGCTTCTGATGATACTATATTAATTATTGCTACTGCTCAAGCTATTATTAATGGCGGAGGTGAAGATGCATATAAAAAAGAATATATTGATTTTTTGGATTTATTAATTGATCAAAAAAGACTTAGTGGAAATAATACTATTAATACTATTAAATTACTTAAAAGAGGATACACTATTAATACACTCCCTTCTAATTCTAATATGGGTGGTAATGGAGCAGCTATAAGAACTAGCCCTATTGGATTATTTTGGTATAAAAATTATGAGAAAGTTATTGAAGAATCTATATGTGCTTCTAGACTTACACATAATTATTATTTAGGATTTTTAGGAGGCATGGTTGTCGCATTATTTACTGCTTTTGCTATGAATGATATTCCTAGCTGGGAATGGGCTAATGAATTAATTAAATTATATGATAATAATATTATTACTAAGTATTATCCTGAAAATCAAAATTTAGAAGACCTTAATGAATATATGAGTTATTGGAAAAGATATCAAGAAACTAGAATTAAAAAACTTAAATATAAAAATTCATTAGATAATTTTATTTATCCTGGTGATCGTATAGAATATTTAATGGGATTTTTTCCAAATAAAAAAATTAAATCAATGGTTTTGAGTGGACAAAGTTTAAAAACTTTAGATTGGAATTGGAGTAAAATCGGAGGTACTGGATTGGACGCATGTATTTATGCATATGACTGCCTACTAATGTGTATACAAACTCCTAATTCTAAAATTATTGATTTTGATAATATTATTTATTCATGGGAGTCATTTATGACTCTTGTATGTATACACCCTGGTGATTCTGATTCTACTGGTGCTATCGGAGGTGCTTGGTTTGGGGCATTAAATGGATTTGGTAATTTTGATAAAGAAAAAATTAAAAATCTTGAATTTTATAAGGAACTTAAAAAAGTTTCTGATAAATTATTATAAACTCATTTCATTAATTAAACCTTTTGCTGTACGTTCACCATTATAGTGAGTCCGTTTACCATTTACTTCTATAACAATATATGGATATCCTGGTACTTTATAACTTTCACACATTGAATTATTCTTATCATCATCACATTTTATATCATAAACTTCAATATGTGCTAATTTTGGATCAAGTTTAATAAATTCATTAAATTTATCCCATTCTGGTTGCAAACGTTTAGACCAACCACACCAAGATGTATTGAAATTAAATACTTTTATTTTAGATTTTATTATTTCACCAAATTTCTCTCTAGTTAAGTCTGGTATTTGATTATAATTAAATATTATAACCATACCTATAATAATTAACCAAACCCATAAAGATAAACCAAAATATTTTAGATTAAACATTATATTAACCAAGATAAAAAATTTTAATAAAAATATTTAAAAATTTTTTTCTATTATATATTATATAAATAATGTCTGTAAGATCTAGAAGATTTGATAAATATATTCCTTTATTTGGTAAAGCAGATGATCGAAGAGTTGCTTTGTTTCTAGGTGAATTAGAAGATCAAGCTATTAATAACAAAAATAAAGAGCCTACCCGTAAGGCGTATAAATTAGAGGATGTAGTATTAACGGCACAACCTCCTGCATTCCAGAATAGATACTTTAATAATATGGATACGACTGTAAATGATGATGCAACCCATCCTGATTGGATAGAGTTTATATCTGATCTTATTGCCAGATTAAATGATAAAATAGTATCAACAACCCCCAAAATCACCCCGGAAGATAGCAAACTACTCACTATTGCTAAGAGTTTAAATAATGCAAGTGATGGTTCAATAGAACAATTTATACTAATTGTCTTATCTAAAATAGCTACATTTGGTGTTGGTAGTGGTGATCGATCGTTTTTCAATAACTTTACACAATTGGCAACTATGGATAAAATCAAGTATTTCCCTGCACTTGATATTTTAAATGGTAAAGCGCCTGCGCCTGCTACTGCTGAGAAATCATTAATGTTAGGACCTGTACTAGAAAGCTTAAAACTTGGTGGTGCTGGTGCTGCTGCCACTGCAGCGTCAGTACTAGCTGGATTTAAAGAATGGTCTAAGATAGATCTTAAGCCAGTGGATATTAACTTAATGAATACTATTAATGCACTAGCAAATTTCCAGACTTTACAATTTAATGGAGTCAACCTTTTTAAAGATAATGCTTTTAGCTTTGATAATGATAAGGGTATTGGGTTGGCTCTGGGTACACATCTTATATACACTAGTATATATAACGACGTAATTATTAAATATATTCAAAAAGCAATAGAACGAGCTAAGCAGGCTGAAACAATTAAGCTTGGTGGGCTTGGGCCTGGTTTACCCCAAACTACTACCTATGCCAATAGCAGCTATGATCCAGCATATGGTGTTACTGATGGTTTAGTACCTGCTAATAATAGCGATATAACCGCAGTCACAACCGCTAGAAAAACAGTAGAGGCTGCTCTTAAGAAGGATATGGAAGAATATATACAAAACCTACAAGCACAATCAACTAGATCACCCTATACAGCTGCATTTAATAAATATGTAGATGAGAAGGTTAAAAATAATGGTCAATTGAACAATGAGGATAATTACTTGAAATTTATGTTAGATTTTATTAAAACAATAGATACCAAAACTGAGTTTCAGTATAAATATGATAAATACTGGTTAAATCAGATTTTAAGTGAAGCAATGGAATCACCTATATCTATAGAAAAACCATCTGATTTTTTAATGGATGGTGAAGTTTCTGTAGATGCAGGAAAATATTGGCGTAAAGTAGATGGCTCATTATGGACAGTTGATGCTACTGGAAAAGAATTACAAGTTGATATTAAATCAAAAGCTTATAATGATTTAACTGTTGCCAACAAATGTTTAGGAACTGGTTTTGAGGACAAAGAGTATAAGGGAAACCAATATGGATGTGCTGACTATTTACGTGAATGTTTAGCTGGAGGAAATGTTATTAAATGTAAAGCATATTTAGAAAATCCAAATTTTTGGAATAGTGCCGAAGCAGAAGTTGCAAAAATGCTTCCTGGTATAGCTCTTACTACTCTAAAAAGTTTTGAATTTGAAGATGTAGATACATGGGATGAGACTAATAAAACGAATCTTAGAAAAGTATTTGAAGTAACTGATTGGTTAGCTAAATTAGCAGCAATGACAAAAGAGACACCTTCTCAGTTAACACCAGAGGAGTATAATAATATTGCTAGAAATGATAAACTTACTGGTTACCTTGGTATGTTAGTTAAAAAAATTAATAGTAATCCCGCAATTCTTAATAAAGGTGTTGTTAAATCAGACGAGCAGTTACTTTATAGAGATAATGCATTTAAGGGTACCAAATTAGCGAAAATGGGATTACTCCCCCGTGTATTTGCTTCTAATTTGGCTCCGAGTTCAGTTGAAAGATTAGGTAATCTTTTGAAAAGTGAACAAAATTCATTTAGACTAAGACTAAATCCAGGTCTTTTATTTGGAAGAATACTAAGTGGTGGTGGAACTCCACTTGAAGAAATAGAAGATAAATTAAGTTCTGAAAATAAACAAGTATGGTCTTTATTAAAAACTCATTATCAAGGTCTTCGTTATCAGCTTAAAAAGCATAAAAAAGAAATTGCCAAAGTGGATGTTGAAAAAATAGAAGAATTATTTAATCAACTCCAAAAAGCAGAAGTTAAATTAATGAAAGTTATTGTAATGACTGAAAAATATAAAAGATTACTTGAAATTCATGGTGAACAAGATGCGAGTACAGTATTAAGAATAGAACATATTAAACGTTTTGTTGATGAACGTAATAGATATTTTGATCGTGTAGTTAAAAAACAAGATGTTTTATTAGATATAATTAAATCAATTGCATTACAAGTTCAGAAAGATGCTCCAACTCAAGTATCTTCAGCAGTAGCATCAGTAGCATCAGAAACTCGTAAGTTTAAAGGAGCTCCACTTAAGATAGATGATTTGCTTGGTTAAGTTAGTTAAATTAAATTTAATAATTATTAAATTTAATTTAATTTAAAGATGGATTTTCTAATTAATGTATATGGGATTAGGATTATTATTATTAGTTTCAGTTGGTAAAGAGAATTTGTATTTATCAGCTCAACCTGAGATTACCTTTTTTAAGATAGCATATAAAAGACATACCAACTATTCAATAGAACCAACCCCTCAATATTTTAAAACGACTCCCGATTTTGGAAGAAGGTGTACGATAAATATAGGTAAGAATGCGGATCTTTTAGGGAAATCGTATTTATATGTAGAATTACCGAATATTCAAATGGAAACATTTCAAAGTTCAGCAAGTACAATAAAAAAATTTGCTTGGGTAAAAAAGATAGGTTGTGCATTAATAAATTTTGTAGAAGTTGAAATAGGTGGATCAATAGTAGATAGACATTATGGTGATTGGATAAATATTTGGAATGAAATGACCATAAGTTTAGGTCATAAAAAATCATATAATAAAATGATAGGAAATATTCAAGAACTAATAGAATATAGTGAAACCAAAAAATCAACAGTATTATACATACCTTTTTCTTTTTGGTTTTGTGAAGATACAGGATTAGGGATTCCATTAATTGCATTAGCAAATACTGATATAAAAATTCATGTAGAGTTTAATGATATTGACCTCTGTTATAAAATATCTCCAAGTTATTTTATAAATGTGACAAATAATTACTGTATTTATAAACCAAGAGAGAAGTTTTATCAGAATAATCAGAATAATAAGATAATAGGAGAGTTTATATATTTTGATCCTATAGAACAAAAATTATATTATAATCCAATAAAAGGGAAATTTAATATTCCAACAATATTAAATGATCCAAAATATAAATTAATAGGTACCCAATCAAATTTTATAGTAAATATAAAATCCGAATCTGTAGTAGTAAAAGATGAAGATTATTTCAAATTTAATAAACCTTCCTTAATATCAGCTTATTTATTAGTAAATTATATATATTTAGACAATTTTGAAAGATATAATTTTATAAATAATTCCCATGAATATTTAATACCCCTAGTTCAAACGATATCTGAACAATTAGTTTATTCAACAAATTCAAATTATAAATTACCTTTAATAAATCCAGTGAAATTATTAGTGTGGAGAGCGATATTATTATCAAATATATCAAATAACAATCAGTTTGATTATACAACAATACCATTTACTGAAACCCCCGAATTTATAATAAATAAAAATTTATTAGTCATAAATTCAATAAATAGAATGGAATTAGATTCTTATATATATTATACAATACTTCAGAAATATCAATCAAATTTTTATAATAACCAAGAAGGAATCTATATGTATTCTTTTAGTTTAAATCCGAAAGAACTTCAACCATCAGGATCTATAAATTTTAGTAAAATAGATGATGCATATATTCAATTAACAATGAATAATATAATAAATTATCAAAATCCAGCCTCAATAAGAGGATATGCAATAGAATATAATTTATTAAGAGTATCAAATGGAATAGGAGGTTTAGGTTTTAATAATTAATTAATCCAAGCCATTGAACCAAGACCACTCATAATTCTTAAAATATTATATTCCTTAATATGAGTATAAATTTCATATGGATATGGTCCATTTATTCCATTAATAATAAGTGAATTAGATTTAATTTTAAATACAATATCATCAAAATTAGTAAAATTTAAATGACCTGAATGTTGATCTTCTAGTGGATATAATGAGAAAGTATAAACATAAAATCCAATAGGTAAATTATTTTTAAATTTAGTAACAGGAATAAGATCAGAGAAAAACGACGAATCTCTTTCAGAAAATAGATTAGTACCATTAGCTTTAATTTTAATAGTATCAATAAAAGAAATTTCCTCATATATAAGTTCAGTGTTATATTGATGTTGAATATAAATAGTAATTAAATAATTGATTTTATTATGAGAAGTAAATGCACTTAAAAATATTTTTTGATAATATAATAAAAATTTAGCAAAATCAAAATTATTATCCCATTGTTTAAAATTGGAGAAAAAAGTAATAATATTATTAATATCATCATATTTACTAATATTTTTATCAAACGCTTTCATATATTCTTCTAATAACAGATTATTATAATAAATGATTTCAATATCATTAGCATAATCTCGTTGATCATCAGATGTGTATATATTATTAATCATAAATAGATTATAATATTGAATAGCAGTAACATATCTTTTATATCTAATATCTCTTTTATCTTTTTTAATATATTGTTGAGGTATAAAAGTGATTTTAGGATTAGATTTTAATCTGGTAATTAAATAAATATCTTTAATTAATCCATTAAATTTAACAGGTAATATAGTCATTTCATTATAAATATAATTTTTAGGATAGGAAATATTTCTTTCAATAATATATTCATGACTAAATGATCCAAATAATTTTCTTTCAAAAGTATCTAATAATATAAATTCATTCATTAAAGTAGTTTTAATATGTGGTATTTTATCATTATTATAATCATTATGAAATGAAAATGTATAATTACCAGTAAGATCATTATCAAGTATATATTGTAATTTATTAAGTTTATATTCAAGTCTAATTTCAGTATGTGGTAAAGCAATAACAGGGATAGCTAATCCAATTTTTTTATTAAACCAAAATGCTAATGGTATATATAATTCCCAATAATTATTATTAAATCTAAATTTAATTAAATTATTAATTTGTTTTCTTGAATTTTCATTCTGATATAAATAATAATTAATTAAATAGGTATTTTCATTTAATTCTTCCATTAGTTGATCATTAAAAAATAGTTTAATATAATTAATTAATCTACTAGGATTTGACCATTTTGGAATTTCAGTAGTTTTAGTAGTAATAGTAGTAGTAGTAATTTGTTTTTTCATAGATTTATTTTGAATGAATTTATCTTGATTAAAAACATTAGTAACATTATAATTAAGATATGATATTAAATAAAATTTATTAGGTTTACTCTCATATGTATTGAATATAATAGTACCATCATTTAATATACTAATATGTTTATTATCATATTTAACATTAGTAGAAGTAACAAAGAATAAACCTGCTGTCATTAGAAACCACATAAACCCAATAGATACAAATAAATTATTATGCAAAAGATCAATATAAAAATTTCCATATGGAGCTAATTCTGGAGGTGTAGAAAAAGCAGGAGCAGTAATAAATTGATATGGTAAATTAATATAATTATATTCATGTAATGATTTATTAACAAATAAAATAATTTTATTTGGGATCTCTTGATAATAAAAATCCGCATATTGTAAAGAATCTTGATAATGCTCAATAGAAACAACTTCTTTATTAATATTATCATCTAAATAATATGTATATGTTAATGTTAAATCAATAATTTTATCTAATGAGAATATCCAATAAATTTTATTAGATTTATAATATTGATCAAAAACTTTACCTTGATAAATAGTACCATTTTCAGAATTTAAATAAATGTTAATAAATGAGAAATTAGAAGAAAATGTAGAATAAGGTAAATGTGTTTTATCTTTAGTTTCTAATAAATATAAAAATTCAGCAAATTCATCACCAGACCCACTATATGGGTTGATATAAAAGTGATCAGTTGATTTATATTGATATGGATAATTAAGAGTAATTTCAGTTTTTCTATTTTGATTAGGTATATTTAATAATCCAGTATTTATTTCAATATAATATTGTTGAAAACTAATAATACCATTAATAGGACCAAATAACCAATCAAATGTTAAAAGATAATTAGAGAAAATAAATTGTGTATTATCTAATATTTGATTATTAAATTTATAGTGATATTTAGATTCATTTTT